ATCTGGCAACGATTGAAACATACCTGAAGGAAATCTACAGCTCTGCCGATTCGACGTGGATGACCGGCGGTTACGCCGACACAAGCAAGAACAAGGTGATCCGCTATCCGCATCTGGTGCTCTACGGCACCGGCTCACCGGACAAGTTTTGGGAGAGCATCACGCCATCGAACATCGGTGACGGCGTTCTGCCGCGGCTCATGATCTTCTCGGGCAGCTACGTCCGCAATCAGGACGGCGCCCGTCTGGCGTGCTGTCCGTCGCACATCGCCAAGCGGCTTCAGGCGTGGGCAAACTGGCAGCCAAAGCCCGAGGGGAATCTGGCCGATGTGCGGGCCGTGGTCGTGCCATTCGATTCGGCGGCCCGGAAGCGGCTGAAGGAGCATCAATGGGAGATCGCTGAACGGCGGGTGAAAGAGGATTCGATTCGAGCGGCGGTGTGGAGCCGCACGGCCGAGAAGTCGTACAAGCTGGCGCTCATCTTCGCCTGTTCGCGGGTGGCTGATCCGTCGGCCGGCAGTCTGCAAATCACACTGGAGGACGCGGACAACGCGGTTCGGTTGAGCAACTGGCTGACGAGACGCATGATTAGCCAGGTGTGGGGGAAGGTGGGAAAGAACGACAGGGAACGAAATAGCAAAAAGCTACTTGAAATCATTGGGGAGGATAAGTTAACATGGAACGAGATCACGCGAAAGACACAGTACATGTCTCGCCGAGAGCGTGTCGAGCTTCTCACCGAACTCGAGGAACTGGGCGAGATCATCATCTCAGAAGTACCGCCAACATCACGTGGGCGGCCTGTCAAGATCGTCAGGAAAGCCTGACGATTAACGTCAAAATTACGTCAAAAAATCGATTTGCGTCAACCTTGACGAAAATAATTACGTCAATTTACGTCATTATTTCGTCAAGACAGATGCCTTTACGTAAGTCCTTATCACATAAGGAAAATGTCGATTTTCGTCAAACGTCAAGGCGAACTCTGAAAAGCCCTATTAATTAGTACTCTCTTAGTTTTCTCTTAAGGCTAGCGCAAAAACAGGGGCATATACGCCAGTACACGTAGTTCTACGGTCCCAAGGGCTTTCCGGCGGCAACTGCTACGCCGAGACGATGAGCCGCCGAAACCCGAAGACTCTCGGTGTCTGGGGGCCGAACGGGACGCGCGTCGTCGCCAGCGAAGCGATGTGGCGTGAGCCGCTGAAGTGGGGCCGCAAGGTGGGCTGACATCGATAGCGGGAAGGCGTTTGAGACGGTTAGAGAGGCGATTCAAAACGTAAAGGGTAATCAATGATCGGACCTAACGGCTACACACTCGTTAACACGGATTGCATCACGCACATGGCAGAACTGCCCGAGGCGTGCTTTGACTTCGCGGTGTTCTCGCCGCCGTTTCCGTCGCTCTATGCGTACACGTCGCAAGAGGCGGACATCGGCAACAGCGAGGATCTTCGCGGCGAAGCGAAACTGCATCTGTCTTTCTTCTATCGACAGCTTGCCCGCGTCATCAAGCCGGGGCGGGTGATCGTCGTTCACGTTATGCAGATACCCCGCATGAAACGCAGCGGTGAAGAGGGGGTGTTCGACTTCCGCGGGCTCAACATCCGCATCGGCGAGCGTGCCGGCCTGACGTTTGAATACGATTGGTGCGTCAGAAAGAACCCACAAGCTCAGGCAATTCGCACACGAAGCCGGGAGCTTCAATTTGCCGGCCTTGAATCGGATCGGGCCAAGAGCCGCGGTTGTCTGCCGGATTACTTACTCAAGTTCCGCGTGCCGGGCGTCAATGCCGTCCCGGTTGAGTCGAAGGGCGACGTGTCGCGGAACAATTGGATCGAGTGGGCGGAAGCGTGCTGGTCGGACATCAAGGAAACGGACACGCTTAACGTCAAAGAAGGCCGCGGCGACGACGACACAAAGCACATTTGCCCGCTGCAACTCGGCGTCATCAACCGCCTAATTCGCCTTTACACGAACCCCGGCGAGATCGTCTTCTCCCCATTTGCCGGCATCGGCAGTGAGGGTTTCGAGGCACTGAAACTCGGCCGCCAGTTCTACGGCACGGAACTCAAGAGCGAGTATTTTCAGGCGGCACGAATGAACCTTGAACGTGCCCGATCGATGCATCAGGAAACGGCTCCAGCTCTATTCATGGAGGTTGGCTAATGCGGATCGTTGTGGACCCATCGAACATCGACGATTACCGGAAGTTCCTGGCGGTCAAATCGCTGCCGTCGTTTCGCTGTGCCGGGCGAGAGCTGTCATTCCCCGATGAGTACGCGTCGCTGGTCAACGGCGAAGCGAAGAAGCCGGCCGCGGCGCGAAAATACAAGCCATGGCCGGGACTGTTTGACTATCAGCGTGACATCGCGGCCATGGCGATTCAGAAACGCAAATTCGCCATCTTTGCCGATTGCGGCCTTGGCAAAACAATGATGCTGCTGGAATTCATGCGGCACGCGGCCAAAGTGCTGCCGACGCACAAACGGCTCTTGATCGTCTGCCCGCTCATGGTTGTACGGCAGACGCTCGCTGAAGCCGCGAAGTTTTACGAAGGCGAGCTGGACATCGAGCACGTTCCGGCGGCCGAACTCGCCGACTGGCTCAAGGGCGAGGGTAACCGACTCGGCATCACCAACTACGACGCCCTGACGGACGACCTGAAGCAAGGATGCCTTGGGTGCTTGGTTCTCGACGAATCGAGCGTCCTGAAGTCGCACTACGGCAAGTGGGGGCAAGTCTGTTTGAATCTCGGGGCCGGTTTGGATTGGAAACTCTGCCTCACCGGGACGCCAGCGCCGAACGACCGCATCGAGTACGCGAACCATGCCGTTTTCCTTGATGCGTTCCCAACGATCAACGCGTTCCTGGCTCGCTACTTCGTCAATCGCGGCCAGACGCAAGAGCGGTGGGTGCTGAAGCCGCACGCGATCGGCCCGTTCTATCGGGCGTTGTCGCACTGGTCGATCTTCCTTGCCAACCCGGAAACCTACGGATGGAAAGACAACGCCGGCAAGATTCCGCCGATCATCACGCACATTCATCATGTTGACATGACGCAGGGGCAACGCGACGCTGTTCTATCGGCAACGGGTGAATTGTTCGTGACGTCAGCCGGGGGCATCACGAAGCGGTCGAAGCTGGCCCAAATCGGCAAGGGAACAAAGGGAATTGCGTCCGACAAGCCGGTTTTCATCCGTTCGCTGGTCGAGTCGTGGCCGACGGAGTCAACGATCATTTGGTGCCTGTACAACGAGGAGCAAGATGGCATCGCGAAGATGTTTCCGGACGCAGCGAATATCGACGGATCAACGCCCATCGGAGAACGAGAGCGGCTGATAGCCGATTTCAAAGCCGGCACACGTCGCATTCTCATTTCCAAGCCCAAGATCCTGGGGTTCGGCCTGAATCTCCAGATTGCGACTCGGCAGATTTTCAGCGGCTTGCAGGACAGCTACGAGAGCTATTACCAAGCCGTGAAGCGGTCGAACCGCGTCGGCTCAACTCGGCCGCTCAATGTGCATATTCCGGTCACGGAAGTCGAAGTTCCCATGATCGAATCCGTTCTGCGGAAGGCGGATCGGGTGCAGGCGGACACGGACGAGCAAGAGAAGCTGTTCAAGGCGTGGAAGCGATGAAAACCAAATCCATCCCCGAATCCGCTTTCCAATCCCAGGTGCTTGCCTTCGCGCGTTTGCACGGCTGGCGTCCGTACCACACGCACGACTCGCGGCGGTCGCATCCCGGCTTCCCCGACCTGGTCCTCGTCCGCGAACGAGTTATCTGGGCCGAACTGAAAAGCGATCGGGGCAAGGTCAGCGCGGAGCAACAGGCGTGGATTGACGCTTTGGTGCGGGCGGGGCAAGAGGTTTACGTGTGGCGGCCTGAAGACTGGGGAGAGATCGAAATGGTTCTTGGGCAAAGGAGCAATTTATGAGCGAGCTGCAGATTTTCAAACCGTGGACGATTGTCGACGGCAAGTGTGTTGTCGCGCCGGAAGCCGAGTGGGAGCGGCTGCGGAGGCTCGCCGGGCCGGTGTTGGTGGATGCGGACATGGCGGCGGAGTGGGGGCTTAGTCCTCTTCAGAACCAAAGCGGGGAGCGGATGATTCAATCCTACCTTGGCGATTTTTGGGATTCGTTCGACGAATTTTGCGGTCGATTCGAGGAATATCGCGATAAGCAGGGCTACAGGCCTCTTGTCCTCGACGACGTTCGCCGCCGCCTCTTCGAGATAATCGACGCCGTCAAAACGCCGTTCATCGTGCCGACATCGGATGCCGAGCGGCTGGCGAAGGTGATGCCGGAACACTCGCCACGTCGCCAATGTCCGGCTGGCGAGCGAGACATTTACCGAACCAACCTCTGGCCCGCCCTCATCGCCTCAACCCAAGCCGAACTTGACGCCAGGCTGCCAGCACTCTTAGAGATGCCAGCGGCGAAGCGGGGGCTGTTTTTGGATGGATTGCGGGAGGGGGTGGATTTGACGAAATACGATTGCGACGGGCACTACGATCCGCGAGTTCACGTTGGTATCGACTTCGTCATCGTTCGCGGCGGCTCCGAGCCGATGCACCCGGATTGGGTGCGGTCAGTTTGCGACCAGTGCCAAGCGGCAGGAGTGCCGTTCGTTTTCTTGGGGTGGGGTGAGTGGATCAGTGAAGGGGAGATGCCCAATGCTTGACCTCGACGCCATCCGCCGCGCTTACGACGACTACGACAACTCGGCTTTCTCGCCCGGCGATGAGCTTGTGTGGCCAGAGTGTGCGATCAAATCTCTGTGCGACGAGCTGGAGCGGGCACGGGAATTCAACCGGCAGCTTTGTGAGAGGCTGGCGGCTTGTTCGGAAGTCTTGGGCAAGCGAGCGGAAAGGGGGAGGGGTATCGCTACTGCATATACCCCTTCCGGCAAAAGGAATGACAACGATGCCTGAGAGAGTAACACTGGACCTGCAAGACATCGCTCACCTGATGGCTGGCGGAACGCTGGTCATTGAGGCGAAGGACATGGAGCTTGTGCCGGGGCAGGACATCTTTCGGAGCGCCCAGCGAGTACAGACCAGGGTGAACGGGTCACGGCGCACGCTCGGGGAGCGGCGGAAGGGCATTACGAGGGGCGAAGGAGAGTCACGGTGAGGGAGGAAAGATGAGCGACATAGAAGCAACGTACACGACACCAGACGGACTGATGCTGTTCGTCGCCTTTATTGGTCCCGATGTCGAAAAGGTGAAATGGCCGGGCACGGTTAAGGTGACTTTGTATCGCGGCGAAGAGGACTGCATCGAAAGGACGTTTTTCCGTGAGGACGATTAGCGTTTCCCCTCCTGCCCCTGCTTCACTTGACGAACGACCTGAGACGTGAGGCGGGGACGGCGCCCGCGCAGCCGGCGGCGGGGGAGTTTCGCAGACTGCGCAGAGGCCTCGGCAAACGTGAGCGTTGGAGATGACAGCCAGAGTTGTAAGAGGGGGAGATCGTTCATGCAAGGAAGAGATAGCAACGGGCGTGCCGGTTCGGGGCCGGACGATCTTCAAGCGGCATTACTTCGGGCAGCGTGATCCTTGCCAAGCTCACCGCTGCGAATCCCCGGGGTGAAATAGCCACTCCCCACGAGCGGCTCGCTCGGCCATGACAGCGATCTTTTCCGGCGTCCCTGGCAAAGCACCGGTCGGCGATTGGGGCAGCGTCCTTTTCGGCCTAAATGAGACACAGCCCGGAGGAGCGAAGGCCGCGCGAGCCTCGCTTTTTTTGCGGCATGACCAACAGAGCCCGCGGCTTCGCGGAGCCTGTGGTTTTGTTCGGCAGTAACGGCAGGAATGGGAAAGGGAACCAGCGAGAGCCAAACCGACACCCATGTCGAGACCCTTTGCGCAGATTCGTTCGCGCTGGCCCGCGCCCGAAAACCACCCGTCATCCGGTTAGGTCAAACGACTCGGCATCCCCTGCCGAGGTATTTTGTTGCATTGGTCTAACGATAAGTATAAGCTATGGCGAACGAAATAGCTATAGAGGCAGGCTATCGCTTGGTACGAAAATGGTACGCCCTAAAAAGGACGGCAAGAAGAAGCCAATTCGCTCGCCAGCCGAGCAGAAGGGCGACTTCTTGGCCGCGCTCATTCGATGTGGCGGCAACATCGGGCGGGCCTGCGAAATGTCCGATGTTCCAAAGATGAACGTCTACCGATGGCGAAAGGAATCCGACGAATTTGCAAAGGCATGGGACGAGGCTGCGGAGCGAGGAACGGACACGCTTGAGGACGAAGCGATCCGCCGGGCATTCGATGGCGTTGACCGCCCTGTGTTCCAAGGCGGCAGGGAGGTCGGGCGGATTCGTGAGTATTCCGACACGCTTCTGATTTTCCTACTCAAGGGCCGGCGCCCGGCTAAGTATCGCGAACAGCACAAGCACGAACACTCGGGCCCGAATGGTGGCGAGATCCCGTACAAGGTTTACGTGGGCTTCGATCCGACGGAGGTGTGAGACTTATGACGAACGGTGACCGCACGGGCGACGATTTCTCTGCAAGACGACGCGAACAATGCGAGAGGCTGCTAAACGATGGGGGCCATGCTAGTCCTCGTGGATCACGTAGCCAATGCGCCCGCTGCGGGCGCATGATTGCTTGGGAAGACCAGAGATGGGAGATGATCGACACGCCAAATGGCCAGCAAATTGTCAGCGGAATTCACGATTGCGTTGTTGGCTAGACCGCCCGGCGAACGAGTGTTATCAGCGAGGCGTTGCTTTCTGTGCTAGCGTCGTAATCGTTGCGGCTTTTGCCGCTGCTGGGGCGATCCTCATCCTTCTCGCCTTCGTCGCCTGCGTCGCGTTGGCAATCGTTCAGGCGGCTGTGCTGTCTCTCGGAATCGTCATGGATGCTGTCACAGGCAAAAAGGAGTTGTCTGATGCTCACACATCGCATCACATCGACCAACGCCAGGCGAACGAGTGTTACCGAGGTCTACGACATCGACGGGCCTGAAGGCTGCGTCGAGGCTCACATGATCGGACGCAAGCGGTTCTCGACTGACCACGGCTTGCAAGGAGCGCCAACCAGGCGACCGGACACGGTTCACGTTTCGATCCTTGACGGCGAAGACGGCAGACCGGCCGGGCTGGCGATGATTCGGAGCGAGTGGAAGACGCGGGGACCGTCGTATCGGTCTTTTGCGGGGAGTCGATTTGAAGGCAATGAGGGCTGATCGTGCGAGAAGGCCACTGCAAGGAATGCGGCCGGTTTGCGTGGATCAATCGGGCGACGATCCTGGGGGCGAGTGTCGGCGAGTTCTGCGCGGCGTGCTTCGAGCTGCTCGACCATGACGACCCGGGACGACGTGATGTAAGCCTGATGTTCACGCACAAACGAGAGTACGACAGCAGCTTCGTCGAGGCGGCAGAAAAGGCCATGGACGAGGATCGGTGATGCCGTCATCTACCGCAACCGCCGCTGACCTCAATCGCAGCGAGTGCCGCCCCTATCGCCCCTACGGCGCCGCCCTCAAGCTGATGCGGTGCCGTGATCCGGAAATTCTTCTCTCGGGACCCGCAGGCACAGGCAAGAGCCGCGCGGCCCTCGAAAAGCTGCACCTTGCCGCGCAGAACTATCCCGGAATGCGGGCCCTCATCATCCGCAAAACCCGCGAGTCTCTCACCGAAACGGCCCTTGTCACTTTCGAATCGCACGTCGTTGAGGCCGGTCATCTGATCTTGGATTCGGGCGGTCAACGGAAGATGCGGCAAGCATACCAGTATCCCAACGGATCAGCGATCGTCGTCGGCGGCATGGACAAGCCGACGAAGATCATGTCGACCGAATACGACATGATCTATGTCCAAGAAGCCATTGAGCTTACCGAAAACGACTGGGAGTCGCTCACGACTCGACTTCGAAACGGCAAAATGACGTATCAGCAGCTCATCGCGGACACAAACCCCGATTCCCCACAACACTGGCTCAAACGCCGCTGCGATGCCGGCCGGACAACGCTCATCGAATGCCGGCACGAGGACAACCCGGTTCTCTTCGATCAAACAACGGGCAAGCTCACGCCACGAGGCGAGCGATACCTGTCGCTGCTCGACGCGCTCACCGGACCGCGCAAGGACCGGCTCCGGCATGGTCGATGGGTGCAGGCCGAAGGCGTCGTCTACGCCAACTACGACGCGGCCATCCATCTCATCGACCGGCGAACGATTCCGCGATCTTGGCCGCGATTCATGACCGTCGATTTTGGGTACACAAATCCGTTTGTGGCCCAGTGGTGGGCGCTGGACGGCGACGGGCGACTCTACCGTTACCGCGAGATTTACCGAACGAAACAGCTCGTTGAGGATCATGCGGCGGACATCCTCGAGGCGATGGCGACCGACGGCCGGGGCGACGATGGCAACTGGCGGGAGACGATCGACGACGTTGATGCGATCATCTGCGACCACGACGCCGAGGGGCGGGCAACGCTCGAGCGGCACCTGGGACGCAGCACGACGGCAGCAATCAAGGACGTGCGGGAGGGCATCCAAGCAGTCTCCGCACGGCTCCAGGTCGCCGGCGACGGCAAGCCGCGAATCTTCTTCCTGCGGGACTCGCTCGTCTATCGGGACCCGGCACTGAGCGACTCGAAAAAGCCGTGCTGTACTGACGAGGAATGGGACGGATACGTCTGGGACAAGGAAAAGAGCCGCAACCAGGGCGAGGAGCCGGTGAAAATCAATGACCATGGCGTCGATGGCGTGCGCTACGCTGTGAAGCATGCGGACGGCGGCGCCGGGGCGTGGGAAATCTCCGGCTCGGACCCGTCTGATAACATCCTCAACCGGATGCCGCAGACGGTGTTTGATGCGAGCAGGCGTGAACGGCAGGATGAGGGCGGCGGGGTGGATTATCTGGGGATGAGGTTTTGACAACGGGGGTGGATATGGGGCGGAATTTTTTGAAAGACATGACGCTTGAAGAATCCATTGCACACAACGAAACGCAGCAATACTGGCGGCAATTTTACCGTACCTACAGCCTTGATCCGGTAAGCAAGATCCTTGACGAGTACATGAAGCGATTCAAATCGCTCGTCATGTCAGAGACGGCAGACGAAGGCCGAGCGGCATGGAACGCCTTCTTCTGCCCTCCGGAAGAAACGAAAGATTGGTGCGACGAGCAATACGCAAGGGTTTGGCAGGAGGGCCCAAGAATCGACCGTGCCGCCTTGTATTACGGGGTCAGCAAGCATCTTCAATTTCGGGCGAAGAAAATCCATGAACCCATGCGAGCTATCCGCGATCTCGCTGGCGAGTTACGGCATCCGTGGTCACCGTCGCATTTGTCGGCAATCGCTCTTGAGTTCAATGCCCGCCGCGATGGCTACATGGTCGAGTGGATTGGGCCAAACGGTGAGGATCTCATTGACGAAGCTAAAAAAATAAATGCCCGCATTATCAAGAAAGCCATAAAAGAAGAGGCCAAAGCAAGGAAGGCAATAGAACGCATCCGGAAGGCACAAGCCAAGTGCCTGGCTACAGGCGTGATGGCTCGCTGAGTGTGGAGGCAGAACCAATATGAATCGTCGATCGTTCTTCAAGAGCGTTGCTGGATTCGTCGGCACCGTTGCGGTGGCAACCGTACCGCGCCCGGTGCGAGCGGCGGTGAACCGTTGGCGCGGCCGCTCGTTCGTCGCCTCGTCGGCGACGTTGATCGCAGGCGAACCGATCGCAGCCGGGACGTTTGTGTTCATGCGACCGGATGGGCGCGTGGGCCAGGTTGGGACGGTGGCAATCGGCCTTGCGATGGGGCCAGCCCATAAAGGCGGCCCTGTTCACGTCGCCACGGCGGGGAGTCTCCATGGTGGCAGTGACGGTAGTGACGGTTGATTAGCCATGATTGCCCCCCTCCGCCTTCGCGGTGTCAGGGACGGCGAGCTGGTCGGCGGTTGTGGCGGGCAGCTTCAATCGCTCCGCCAAGTCGAGCAAGATGCGCAACCGTTCGGCGAGCGTTAGCGTCTCCGCCAAGCGTTCGCGGATTGCGCCGGGCGACGGTATCGCTGCAAGCGGGTCGTACTGTTTCCGTGACAAGGGCGGTTCCTCCGTCAAGTGAGACGGAGGAATTATGCATGAGGTGGTACCCGCTATTCATCCCGCTAAATGCCCGCTTTTTAGCGGGACTTTCGCGGGTTACTAGCCAGGGGATTGAAGCAGAATTGCGGCGCTATCTTGGCTGATGAGCTGCGACCGGATGGGCGCGTGGGCCAGGTTGGGACGGTGGCAATCGGCCTTGCGATGGGGCCAGCCCATAAAGGCGGCCCTGTTCACGTCGCCACGGCGGGGAGTCTCCATCGGTTGTTAGATCTTGTTAGGCCTAACAACACGACTAACAACATCTAACAAGACTGGCCCGGCTGTGGCAGGCGTATGAAGTTGTCGAGCCGGACAAGGTGCGGGGCAAGCGGTTGATTCCTTCGTGATTGGACTGCGAACGCGCTCCCCACGAAAATCCAACAAAGATCCCACAGACGCTCCACAATCGCCCAGCCGCCTTCCCCTTTTTTGCATCCGTATCAACGCCTGACGTACACTCTCGGCCAACACCCGCAAACTCAGGGCCGGGAGCGTACAGCGTCATGCCTCCGTTTGAGCAATTCCCCGTCGGCATCTCCGTCTCTGCGCTCGGCGATTTTGACGCGGAATTCTTCGCGGAATCATCCAGGTCAACGAGCTTCACGTCTTCAACACGACGCCGATCGTACGACGACGGCGACTATTCAACATCCACGAGCGAAAAGATTCGCTCGGCGGTCCCAATCCCTGCGTTCCTGCCCTACTTTGACACACTCCAGACGGCAGGCGAAACCGCCGAGATGCGAGACGCCTACCGCCGCATGCTCGCCGAGCCATACGTTAAATCCGCCTTCATGCGGAAGGTCATGGCGGTCGCATCGTCGGAACTGTCCGTCCGGCCGCCGAAATCGAAACGCAAGTCACAGCGGCATCAGAAGGCCGCCGAGTTCATCGACTGGAATCTCAAGCACGGCCTGCATGAAGGCATCCCGGGCATGGTCTGGGATATCTTCAGCGGCGGGCTCATAGACGGCGTTTCCGTCTGCGAAAAGATCGTGGGGCCGGTCGAGGAGTCGGGCCCGTGGAAGGGCAAGCGGCGCCTTGCTCGCCTCAAGGCAAAGGACGTCAATCAGGATCTCGTCCTGGAAATCGACGCCTTCAAGAACATCACCGGCATTCGTGGCCTGCGTTACAACGGCGGCGAAGTCTTCAATCCGAAAGATTTCGTCATCTACACGCACCTGGGCCTGTACGAAAACCCGGTCGGCATGTCCGATTTTCGGGCCGCATATCGCGCCTACTGGCTTCTGGACACGGTCTGGAAGCTGCGAGCGCTGGCGATTGATAAGCGATCGATGCCCATCATCGTCGGCGAATGGGCCGATCCCAAGGCGCAAAGCAAGTTGGAAACGGCGCTGGCCAAGATCCGGTATCAAAACTGGCTCAGCGTCCCCAAAGACACGCAGCTTCAAGCCTTTGACATCGCCGGCCAGTCGCATCAAATCTTCAGCGAAGCGGTTCGCGACCTCCGCGAAGAAGTGACGACGTCGATCCTGTGGGCGATTCTGCAAACGATGACCAGCCCCAATCAACGGGGCAGCTCCGACGTTCACAAGGACACCGCAGACCTTGCTGCGTGGCACTTGGTGTCCGCTCTGTGCCATTTGCTCAACGATCACGAAAACGGCATCATTCCCTGGCTTGTCGACCTCAATTTCAGCGGCATCGACGAATATCCAGTGGCATCCGCCGGCGGCGTCGACGACCGAGAACTGACGGAATCGGTGCGGGTTGACGAATCGCTGCAAAGAATCGTGCAGCCGCTCGGCCTGCAGCTCGACCGCGAGGAGCTCGAAGATCGTTACGGCCGCAAATTCGTCGAGGCTCAACAGGCTGGCGGCGGCATGGGCCCGGACGGCCAGCCGATCCCCGGCCAGCCGATGCCGGGGCAGCCCATGGGCGGCAATCCGGCGATGCCTGGCGACCCGAACGGCCAGCAGCCGGACGGCATGCCGATGGAGGATTACGACCTCGGCCAAGCAGGCGGCATGCCTCCGGCGCCGGGCGGCGATCCTGAAGGATTCATCTACGATCAGAGCAACGACGGCGAGGATCAGGAAGAAAAGGCCAAGCTGATCGCCGAAATTATGAAGGGGTGGCTTGGCGGCGGCAAGGATGAAGAAGGGGCCGACGAAGGGGAATGGCAGGAAACGGAGGGCGAGGGCGAGGGCGAGGAGCCGGAGGCGTTCAATGCTCAGGACTGGGTCCACACAAAGGGCCCGCGGTCGTCCCGCCTCTGGGTCAATTCCAAGACCGGCCAGAAGGTCTACGCCGACACGAATCCTGGCGGCGACGGACGCCAGCCCGCGCAGCCCGATCAGCCGAAGCAAGCGGCCAGCGATGACGCCAAGGGCGGCAAGCAGAGCTCGGCGGCCAAGAAGCTGTCGGCGAAGACATCCAGCGTCCTGAAAACGCACCAGAGCGAGGCGAAGGCCCGCGGAGAGGCAGCGGTCGCGAAGATCGGCGGCGACACGGCGGCGCACGCGAAGCGCCTGCAAAAGGCCCTCGATGACGCCGAAGTCACGGTCAATTTCAGCCCGTCGGCATCGGCCGCCGGCATCTTTGGCAGCGGCTCACTCAAAACGTCATTCGGCGGCACGAAGAAAAACGACGCCGGCTACCTTGGCATGCGCCGCAAGGTGGAATCCAGTGTCCTGGGGGCGACCGACGTTCCGGACGAAGAACGACCGATCTACGCTGCCGTCAACTGGGGTGGGCGCTCACGGAACGGCGCGGCTCCGGTCTACGGTAATGCGTGCCTCGTCCTGAAGAAAGACGCGATCAAAGATCGTGCGACACTCACAGCCCGCGACACTTGGGGCCTGCGGGACGCCTCGACGACGGGCACGATGGCAGATCCACTGGCGGCGCTGGCGGCAAACCGGCGAGCGCTCAGGGCGGCTGGCATCGAGCACGACGCCGGCCACGATGCTTACACCGAAGTCCAAGTCTGGGGTGGAGAATTTCCACTGACGAAGGAGGCCGTCGAGGAAATCCGCATCCCGGCGTCGGAAACCATTGGCCCGCACGCCGATGTCATGCGGCAGTTCAGCGAACGCACTGGTGTTCCCCTGACTGTCTTCCACGACGACACGGGCGAGGCGCTCGACTTCGAGACGGCCCGCACGCTCGCCACGAACCAGGCCAACGCTGCGGCGAAGAACAAGGGGCTTCTCTCGAAGGTCCGCAAGTTCATCGGCTTCAGCGAGGACGACGGCGAGGAACAGGATTGGGCGGTGCTCGTCTTCGCGGAGGAGGACTGGAGCCGGCAGCCGGGCCCGCGTTCGAAGCGGCGATGGGTCCATGTCAAAACGGGCCAGGTCAAGTACGCCGACGAAAACCCGGGCAAGGGCAAGGGACGAAAGAACTCGCCGGAAGACAAGGCATCGCGTCTGTCGTCGGCAAAGGACCTCGTTGGGCGCATGCTCTCGGGCGACATGCAAGCCCGCGACGACGTAGCCAAGGCACTCAACGAGTTGACGATTCCGCAGCTCAAGGAGCTCAAGGCGACCAACAACATCACCGCGACCGGCCGCAAGGCCGAGATGGTGGCGGCCATCGTCCAGGCGGTCAAGGAACGCTCGGTCGAAGCGGCAAAGCTCAAGGACGCGCCCGGACGTCCGTCGGCGTCTGACGACCTTGTTCGCTCGATCGCCGGCGGCAAAACGGTCAGCGGTGCGGAGCTCGTGAAAGCGGCCCGAAAAGCGGGCGTTGATCTCTCCGACGCCGAGAAGCAAGCCGTCAGCGGCATGCAGCAGGTGAGCGACAAGTTCACTGTCGGCGCAGGGGACGCGAAGCTTGCCAAGGCGGTGTATAATCGTGTGGCTAAGGCCGGCAGCAAGCCGCAGGAAACGAAGGGAGAATCGCTCGCCTCGATCATCAAGAAGCGTGGCGGAATCTCTCGGGCGAAGCTGGGCGACGATTGGAACATCGGCGAGGATTTCGCCCAAGCTGGATTGCTTGGGCTATTTTCCAAGAGCGGCGGCGCCGGACTCGATGACATCGCCCAGAGCCTTGCGGAAGAGGGACACATCAAGGTCCCCGAAGGCCGCAACGCCGACGATTACTTGATGGAGTTGCTCCAGAACAAGGCCACAAGCCTGCACGCCGACATGGGCAAGCAGCTTGAAGCCGAGCAAGCCAAGTATTACGAGGAACTGGAAAATGCCAAGCAGCATGCCGACGAATCCGAAGTTGAAGCCGCTGTACGAGCAGGCGAAGAAGCTGGCCGCGCTGAAGGCGAAGCATGGGAAGCTGGCGAAGCTCTTGGCGGCATGGCCGACGAAGAAGGAGCCGGAGGAGAAGTAGGGGATTTTGAGTTTGGGGCGGCAAGCAGTCGCGTCGAGCCGGACGAGGAACCGGATGCCGTCATCGGCAAAGCGAATGTCGGCGGCCAAGAGATTTCGTTCATCCCGAATGCCAGCGCCATGAGCTCCGGCGGCTATCGCACGCTCATGGTCGATGTCGGCAAAGTGGAAGAAGCGTGGAAAAAAGCGGATGAGAAGATCGGCTATTATTTGCCCAAGGAAAGAAAAGACGGACCCTATTACGGTCAATCGGAGAAGCTCGGCGGCCGCAAGGCATTCAAAGAGTTCTTGAAAACAGGAAAGCCGGTCCAGGCAAGCCGCGGCACGCTTGACAGAAACGGGCTGTCCCTCGAGGACGGACGGCACCGCTTTGCCGTCATGCGCGATATGGGTGCGACGCAAGTAGCCATGTCTGTGCCGGTCGATCAGTTCAAGGAAATTCAACAGAAGTACGGGGCGGACGACGAACCGGTTTGGGGCCTACTTGAAGCTGACGACCCAACGGACGCAGATTTTGAGATGGAGATTGACAGAAAGGCAGAATCGCAAAAAGAGAAAAACCGCCAGCACCACAAGGTTATCCGCACAATCCAAAAGTGGTCCACGTTCAGCGAACCCGACTGGGCGGAAATCTTCAACGAAGGCCCGCGCGAAGGCGAACGGAACTCGTCTGGGCTCGTTTTCCACAATCACCGCTGGCGCCGCGATGAGCCGCACGGTCAGGCAAAAGCCGCTGTCGAAGCTCGCCAACGCCGCGAACAATACGCCGCCTCGAAGAAAACCGTCGTCAAGGCGATCATGAAGCATGCCAAGGCTGTTGGTGGCCTGGCTGCCGAAGTGCATGGTGAGTTCAAGAAGCTCGTCGCCAATCAAGTCAATCGTCTCCCCAAGCCCATTGCCGAGCCGCTCAAGAAGCTTCACGCCGCTTATGGCGCCACGTTCACCGCCGCTCATGCGGCCGTCAAGCAGGTCGCCAAGGCCCGCGGACTGTCGGATGAGCAGGTGGCGAACATCGCATGGTACACGTCGGCGGCTGATTATGTTGTCGCTTACGGCGTTGGCTTCGCCGCGTCGACAATCGGGCTCGGCTTTGTCGCCAAGAAGTTGGGCGGATTCCTGCCGCTCGGATCGCTCGCCTATCTCTCGGTGTCGGCGGCCAAAAACCCTGTGGCGACGCTCAAGGCGATTCATGGGCTTGTGTCGTCGGCCATGGGTGGCAGCGCTGCGACGTTCGCCGAGGCGGATAACGAAGCGTTCCGCCATGAGTTCGTGGAATGGTTGCTATCGGTGCCGGATGCCGACATGGCGGCCGGCTGCTTCATGGTGGCGATGGATCGGACGAAGGGCGATTGGCGTCAGGCGATGAGCATCGCTCGCCGTGCAATTTGGGCTGATTCGTCCAAGGCCCTGGCCGACTACTACGCCGACCTGTGGAACGGCATCGAATCGCACGGCGGCACGGTCAGCGAGGAGCAAATCGACGCCGCGGACGCCGAGCTACTGAACACGCCATGGCGTCTCAGCAACGACAATGACAAGTGGGCTGTCATCCGCGTGGATGATGCCGACACGTTCGCCGAAGAGGACTGGCGAAAGGAGCCGGGGCCACGGTCGCAACGTCGTTGGGTGCATGTCAAGAGTGGCCTCGTCCGCTACTCCGACGAGAACCCAGGGCGAACGAAGGACGACCGGAACAAAGCTCGCCGAGAACGTGGCACGGTGGACACGGCGAAGCTCCGCGAACAACTCAAGCCGCATGCCGCGACGGAGTTGGCCGAGCCGCAGAAGAAGCGGGCGAAGCGAATCCTAGCGGCGCTCAAAGCCCATCACGGGGAGCTGACGCATCATCGGATTGAGGAGTTAATCGGCGATCTCCAGAAGGGGCACGACGCGGCGGACAACGAGACAAATCGGGCATGGTTCGCTCAGCAACTCAAGATGGCCGAGGGGATGCTGGATGCGCTGGGGGATGCGCCGGAGATCGCGAAGCCGGAACCTGTTGGAGCCGTTCCTGAGACGATGACGTTTGATGATGCCCCATCGTCGCCAGCCGCAAAGGCCGCAGAAGAAGCCGAAGCGAAAGATGAAAGCCCTCGCGAGGTAGCGGCGGCGATCACGCAAGCGGAAACTTCTGAATACGAGTTTGCCCGCGATTCAGCGGTGCCGAATTTCGGTGAAGACCTGAAGGGTGCGGCGCGTCACACAGCCAACGAATGGCGCGGCCTTGCTCAAGCCGAAGCGGACGGCACGGCCGCCGCGATGATGACGCGCGACACATTGCTCAAGATCGAGCCGCATGAATTGATGGCGACGATCACGAACACAACGGCGGTGCCGCATCTCGTTGCTCACTTGGCGATCAATGCGTTCCCAAAGGAGCCTGGCGAATACCCCAAAAACTACCATCTCTACACATGGAATCGAGGCCCGCAAGCCGGGCAGAAGCTTCCGCCGCCGACCGCGCCCGACAAGCTTCGCCAGCAATACCTCGACGCCTACAAGAATGTGCGGGACTTTGCTTCCAGCCAGGCAATCACCACGAAGGACCACAAAGAAGCGATCCAGAATATCCGCAAGCATGTTGGCGGCATCATTGCAAAGCATCGCGAAAACGATCCTTACAACCCTGTGGCAAACGGCCTTGTTGACCTGCATGAGCGTCTGGAAGTGCCCATCTGGGGGCGTCCACGCAAGAACGATATTCTCGGCCGTATGGAAGACTTCATGGGCCGCGTGATCGCGAAATACGGCAAGAATGTGTCAGTTGAGATGCTCGACAAGATCAAGTCTCACGTTGAAGACGTTATCGAAGGGGGCTCCTTCAACAAGACGTTCGGCGCAAGCGGGTCGGGCCCGAAGCGATTTAACCCGTCCGATGCTTACGTCAACCATGCAGAGCGAAAAGGGGGGCGCGTGATTGATGCTGCAACCGTGGAGGCCGGGAGGGCATTCTTGCTGGACAACCTCAAGCTTCGTGGCGTCCAGTGGGGCAACTACGTCACCGACGACGAGCGGCAACACCACCTCACGAAAACCGCGGAGGCGTTTGCTGATCTTGCCGACGCAACCGGCTTCCCCGATGACGCTATTTCGCTTGGCGGTAAACTTGGCCTGGCGATTGGAGCCCGAGGCAAGGCGGGGGCTCGTGCTCATTACGAATCGGATAGCCAAGTCATCAACTTAACGCGAGCAAAAGGCGTTGGGTCGCTCGCTCACGAATGGGGTCATGGTCTCGATAATTACCTGTCAGATTTCAAGAGCTTCAGTAGCGAAAGAGTTCAGGACGGCCCGGTCGGGGAAACAATGAAGGCTGTTCGAAAGGCGATGGTTGACAGCGGATTCAAAAGCCGCCTCGTCAGCGAAGTCCGCCAACGAATTCGTGACGGTGTGCTGCCGAAAAATGCCTTGGAATATTGGGCGTCGAGCACGGAGATGTTTGCCCGCACGTTTGAGCGCCACATTCAGGATAAGTTGCATTCGCAGGGCCGCGAGAATACGTACCTGACCGGGCTGCACAAGACGGGACATCCGCTTTGGCCGACCAAACAAGAGTCGGAAAAGATGGCTCCACACTTCGAAGCGTTATTCGCGGCGATTCGCCAGAAGCATTTCCAGAAGGAACCGAACCGATGACCACCACCGACCTCAAGCTTTCCCGCATCGCCACCTTCGCCGAGGCCGCATCGCTACCCATGTCGCCGGCCGCTTTCGTCGCCGAGTGGAAGCGCTCGCCCGTCGCCGAAAAGGTGCAGCTTGAGCGATCCGTAGGCATCACGTCGAACCACTGGACCGCCGAAGACGAAGCGGCCATGGTTGCGACGTTCGCCGAATCGGAGTGGACGCGCGAGCCCACGAAGCGGACGCAGAACCGCTGGCGGCACACGAAGACGGGAGCCATTCAGTACTCGAAGGACAACCCGGCCAAGGGACGGAAGGCAGGAGCCAAGACGAATACGGATGCAAAGTCGAAGCCTGAAGCGAAACAGGATGCGCTGACAAAGCCGATGGACGACGCGGAGCTCAAGAAAACATTCGGCGGCCCGGCCCCCGATTCGTTGCCTCCGATCTCGGAAAAGGATCTCGAGGAAATCTTTGGAAACAGCCAAGTCGAGCCGCAGGACATCGCAGACACGATCAAGGCCGACCGTGCCGCAGTCCCCGAACGGGCCGCAGCGTTGGCGAGTTCCGTTGCATCCAAGTGGAGTGGCCGCGACACGGCACAGAAGGTTCAAGAGGCTGGAGAGTACGAGAAGGCCGTCATGCCCGCTGTGGCCGATAATCCGAACCTGAACACCGACACATTCACGGCTGCGGTTGTCGATGCGGCCAATATGGAAGTGTCGGCCCTTGTGGACAAATACGGCATGGCTGGAGCTGCTCCCATTGTCGCCTTGGCCGCAACGGGCGCAATTGCTGGTGGAGCGTCGGCGGCGGCTTTGATTGGCCCCGGGCTGCTCTCGGCCATGGCCGTGGACACAATTCCGGAAATAGTGACGGCATCGGCGAAGCTGGGGGCCGCGGCACTGGCAATGCCGGCAATCGCTTTGGTTCATGCGGTGCGAGCCGTCGCCCGCGCCGTCCTGCCGACTCATGTCGAGATCCACAGCGAGCCGGATGCTGCCCACGACTCGCTTGCCGCGATCGAGTTCATGGACAAATTGACTGACCGCTGCTTTCAAATGGCGAAAAAGCACGGAGCCGTTTGATGCCGGCCACAATCATCAAGGCCGCCGACGATCTGACGCCAGCACTCGTTCGGTACGTGGACGACGCCCAAGACGGATTCGCCGAAGCCCTGCAAGGGGTAACAGAATCCGCTCTCAAGCGCGCCGTCGTCAAGCCCGCGGCGATTGCGGGCGACGATAGCGGGCTCTTTACCGACTCCGAGACGAACCGCCTGGCGAATGCCATCGCCGGCCCGCTGGCTGTCTGCGAGCTGCTCGGCAGGGCCCGCATTCGTCGAGCTCTGGCCGAGGCGATGGAGTCCGTGGCGACATTCAACGAGCCCGAAGATTACACGCTCCGCGAACTGATCAAGCTTCTCACACCGCAAAGCGCCCTCGATTACTTCCGGCGATTGATTCCCATCCGGATCGGTGACGCGCTATTCGGCTCCCTCGTCACCGGGCAGGCGTTCACGATCGCCGCGACGACATCAACCACCGTGCGCCGCGCCGTGGCGAGGATTATCACGGAGCGCATGGAGACGGGCCGGCAGGTCCGCAACGCACCGCGGGAGATTCAAGAGATCCTCGAGGCGGCTGGCGTGGCGCCGAAGAACCCGCAATACGCCGAAATGGTCTGGCGAACGAATACGATGGAAGCCTATCGGCGCGGCTCGTGGAACGAGTTCAACGACCCGGACGTGGTGGCGATGTTCCCGGTCTGGCAATACTCCGGCATTCCCGACGGACGCGAGCGTATGGGCCCGCTTCCAGACAAGCCCGATCATCATCGATGGTTCGGCAAGTTCTTCGATCGCGACGTGTCGTTTTGGGATGTGCGCGGTAACGAGATTCGCGACGTTGCAAATTGCCGCTGCAACTTCATTCCGATCAACAAGTTCAAGTGGGCGAGCCTGCAAAAGCAGGGCGCGAAGCTGACGCGGCTGGCGACATAGTCATTGAATTCCGTGGCCTGCCAGCACGTATTGCAGGTTTGCACTCAGGCCGGTCTTGCGATAGCTCATATGCCAGCACACTTCCTCGCCGGCGAAGTTGATGACGTAATCCTGCCTTTCGCCGAGAAGGCGTGGCATCCCGCGGCCGAAGAAGAAGCATCGCGTACGATGCCCATAAATATTGACCACGTCAGCATCGATTGCGGCTTCATAGTTGACGAAATAAATGACCCCGCCTTCTGCTTTGCCAAAGTCTGCGCTGCGCTCACGCCACTGCAGGCGATAGTCGTCCACGAATGATGACGGAATGATGTCAAAGAAAGATGCCATTCTGTCGAGTCTAACCGTTTTTGGAAAAAAATCATTCCCCTTTTTTGACGGTTCGGGCGGGCGTGTGTCATCATGCCTCGCAACCATGGGGACAGCACTCAAAGGCGTGGAAGTTTTTCGGGCAGGCGTTCATCGAGGAAACCACTTCTCGACGAACGATCTCGACGACATGATCCGCAATTTTGAGATGTTCCAAAGCCCCAAGCTTGGCGCGAACCGATTGCAACGCGCCCCCGTCGTTGTCGGACACACGGAAAAAGACCTGCACAATTCAGCCGTCGCCAAACGTGGCGATCACGGCCGGCTGTATCGCGAAGGCGAAGTTCTCAAGGCAGACATCGACGGAGTGGACGAAGACCTGGCGAACGCGATCAAGGCGGGCAACTTCGAGGACGTTTCCGCCGAGATTTACCATGATCCGCCCGACGAGTTCAGGCGGCGTGGCGCCAAAGGCAAGATGTTTCGGCGGCTGGCGATCCTCGGCGGCGACATCCCCTTCGTGAAGGGGCTCAACGCTGGGACGGGCCTGAAAGACAAGCTTGTGACATGCTCCGAGTCATGGCCGAAGGTGGCGGTGACGAGGGCCCGGCGAACGCGAGAATCCGGCTACACGACTTTCTCTGAGGACGTTCCGATGACCCGCGACGAGATGGTTTCGAAGCTGACCAGCGCAGGCGGAAACGCCGAATTGCTTGCGACGTACAGCGAGGAGCAACTTGCCGAATGCGTCCGCTTGTTTGACGCGGCAGGCCAGAAGGTCGAACAGATCGCCACGTTCTCGGAAGGCCAACTTGAAGTCATCACCGACCGGCTTGCGGAGAAACTGACCCCGGCTCTCAATCAGCGAATCACCGACAAGCTGAGCGCCAACGAATCGGCCCTCAAGCGCCAACGGATCGACATCTTCTGCGAAACCCATCTGCGTTCCGGCCGCATTGACCCCGCCGACATGGACGCCGGCGCCGGCCCGACGCTCGCCGATCGACTCTTCGCTCTCGACGACACGGCCAAGGTTCACACGTTCTCCGAAAACGGCAACAAGATCGAGATGACGCAGCTTGACGCCGAGATGCGAGCGATCAGCAAGCGAGCTCCGCGGCTCAATCGCGAACGCATCCCGACGGGGACCGGCGGCGTGGCGACGTTCAGCGAGGACGCGAACAAGGGACGCCGGGAACGCCTGGCGGCTCACATCGAAACCTACAGCGAGTTTCCGCTGATCGGCATGGAGCCGGCGGAATTCCTGTCCGCATGGGACAAGGCGAACGCCGACAACCGGCGCGAATTGGAGCTTGGCGTTAAGTTCGCCGGGTGATTGGGACCGAACGAGACTTTGAAGATCGCTAGGACTGGCCCCCGAAACCCCGCAAGCCTCGCGGGAAGCGATCAACAATCAGAGGTAAGCCGCGACGGGAGCGGGTGAGCTTATGAAACATGGCCAACCCCACGACGCAAGTGAGCCACGCCACCACCGGCTACGACGACAACTGTTTCTACTGGCCGCTCCGTAGCGGCTCCGACGCCGCAAAGACGTACCAGACCGGTCAGATGATCGGCAAGTACTCGAACGGTTATGCCGGCGATTTCGACGACGCCACCGACGACCTTGTTTTTCTCGGCATCGTTGACGGCCATCCGGTTCAAGTCGATTCTGGCGACGCGGCCGGCGCCAAGCTTGTCCGCCTTCGTCGCCCGCAATTCATCGAAATTCAGCTTGCATCAGGCACGGCGTCGAAAGCCTCGCACATCGGTTCGACTGCCTACGCCTACGACGCTGGCAAGGCTGCTCTCTCTGGCACGACCTACGCCAACGTCATTGGCTACATCAAGGATGTGAAGGGTTCGGGGATGCCGAACTCGCTCACCGGCACGCTTCTCGTCGTCGCCCCGCCGGCAATCGACAACATCGCCGGTGCTGGCCAGCTCGGAGCTAACGCCAGCGTCACTGATCTCACGCTGACGACGAACATCGTCTTCGATGCCGCGTCGACTGGCGACGCCAACATCTCGATCCCCGACAATCAGGCCGCTGCGCTGACGATCAAGGAGGGGTCGAACGCTTACATGACGTTCGTCACCACCAATAGCGGCGAGCAAATCAGCGTTAACAAGACGCTCGCGTTTCCCGGGACGACCGGCAACAACATCGTCAAGTTGACGGACAACCTGGCCGACGCGCTGAGCGTCAAGGAAGCCTCGACGGCTTATCTGACGTTCATCACAACGAACTCGGCGGAAGCGGTCGTCGTCGCCAAGCCTCTGGCGCTGACCAACGCTGCGACGCTGGCGGCCACCGGCTCGGCCCAGGGCGATGCCGCTGCCATCGTCTCGCAAATCACCTACGTTTCGGCCGCTGATGGAACGACAGGGGTTGTTCTTCCGTCCGCGACGGCCGGTCTCATCCGGATCGTTTACAACCTGCACGCCTCGGACGGCCTGAAGGTTTACCCGGCCTCGGGCGACGACATCAACGACGGTACGACCGACGCGGCTGTCACGATCGAAGGAAAGACCATGGCGATTTTCATCGCCCTCGACAGTGCGACATGGGCGGCGATTTACACCGCGAACAGCTAACGACTCAGCGACTCGAAATTAGGCGGATAGGTCTGGCCACCGAAAATCCGGCATCCCGTGCCGGGGAATCCGCCTGAGACATTTAACGGGAAAGCCGCGACGGGAGCGGGTGAGAAGATGACGTGGCAGACATCACGATTTTCACCGCGGCCATGCGTGCGGAATTCCTCAATTCGATGGAGGGAGCCGCCGAGCCGGCGCCGATCGAGGACTGGGTTACTCCCGTTCCTTCGACCGCCCGCATCGAGAACTACGCATGGATGACGCCGGCCCCCGGCATCAGCCGTTACCAGGGCTATCGCCGTCTGGCTCAAATGAGCCCTGTCAAGTACTCCGTCGAGAACCTCGAATATGACGGGGCGTTCTCGGTGTCGCTTCGCGACGTCGAGGATGATCAGGTCGGCGGCTACAAGCTGCGGATGCGCGACCTCGTCGAGAAGTCCAAGACGCCGTTCAAATCGCGTCTCATCCTTCAAACGCTTGCGGCCGGCAAGTCGACAACCTGTTTCGATGGGTCCAACTTCTTTGCGACGAGCCACAACATCGGCGGCTATGCGACCAGCATCCCCGGCACGTCGGGCAACACGGGCGGCAACCTTCTCGGCGTCACCGCTGCGGCGACGTCAGACGGGCTCACGCATCGATTCGTGATGCTGGTGAAGGATTCGGTTCTCAATCCGATGATTTACCAGACCCGCAAGAAGCCGAATTTCATGACGGACGCCGGCACGCCGCAGTCGAGCAAGGCGAAGAAGGCCGATTTCTGGATCGACCTCGAAGCTGCCGCGGCGTTCGGCTACTGGTGGAACGCCGTCATGGTCGAGATCACCAACACGCCGAGCGTGCTGGAACTGATCGGCGCCGTCGACTGTGCTCGCCAGGCGCTGCGTCGATTCGAACTGCCTAAGGCCCTCGTCACCGACCCGACCGAATACCCGCACGAACAGCTCGTCATCTCGCCGAAGACGGCTCACGTCGTCTGCTCGGTGGGCCTGGAAACGCTGTTCGACCGCGTGGTGACGCAAAACCTGCTCGGCGTCAATCAGGCGGGCAGCACGAGCGGCCTGCAGGTGAACAACGCCTACTACGGCAAGTTCAGCGTCACGACGAGCAACCACCTGAACTAACGGCCCGCCGGTCGTTACGCCAGCCGCCAGCGGGCTGCCTCCATAGCCCGCGGCGGCACTCACAGCAACGGGCAAGGGCATGGCGAGTATCGACACGATCTTCGGTCAGCGTTCGCACGTTCTCATGGCGGCCCCTCATTGTTCGCAATGCGGAGCGGCGCGAGAGACGCGGCACTGCGACCATTGCGGCCACAACGAGCCGGAGCAATCACCCCCGCCGTCGTCGCCCGCTATTCCTCCTTCCGGAAAATCGATCAACGACGTCTACCGCCAGCACTCACAAGCCCCGGCCATCATGCCGGTATGTGCGTACTGCGGTGCGGATGTGGCGCTGGTTGCCGGCATCTTGGCCTGTCCGGTGTGCGATCACCGCATTGGTACAGACGGCGCAATTCTCGGCCGAACGCCAGCGCCCGTCATGCGCCCCAATTCGCGCTGCTTTGGCGAGGACTGTGCCGGAGTCGCACGCGAGCTCATGTGCGGATACGACGAAAGCGGCAAGATGCTGCCTGCAAAGCTGACATGCCCGGTGTGCGGCAGCCAAGCGGAGCCAGACGAGGCACCGGTTGCAACCGTCGCGGCCGTTGAAGTTCCGGTCGAGATCAAGAGCAACGACGCGCCGCCGAGCAAGAAGGCGCCGCAATCCACGAAACAGCGTCATCGCCGGCAAAGGCGGTGACGCATGGCGACTGTCGGCTGGCTCGATGAAGGCGATTTGAGCGACTACGTCAAGGACCATCTCCAGAAGGCCAAGACGGAGCAACTCAAGCCGTATTGGGATTCGATCATTCGCCAGGGCGTGACGAGCGCCTACTACGAGATCGTTTCGGCGTTCGCGCTTCGCGGCTACACGAAAGCCCAAACCGATCAATGGGACCGTGGCCGTGAGTTCCAGCTTGACATCGGGGCGTGGTGGGCCCTCAAGCGGCTTGGAGTGATGCACTCCGACGTCCTGGGACAAGCGAACCTTGACGCTCTGGATCGCCGGCCCGAGCTGCGAGGCACGAAGGAGATCCCCGCCGTTCCGCTGATTGTGGATGGCGAGATTTTGGACCCGGCAGGCACCTACGGCCAACCGAATTACGGGCCGCTTTCGACGACGGACGACCTGTTCGTGATGGACCCATACGATCCGCGAATCGGCGAAGTGACGCAGTTTTGAGGGTGCGATGGCTGCGGGCAGACGAATCACGCTGAAGCAGCTTGACGACGCACTGAAAGAGGCGTCGAAGGATGTCGACTTTCGGCCCGTTCTCAAGGCGATTCGCCTGGACGTCATCGCCGAAACGCGGACGAATTTCGACAAGGGGACGGACCCCGACGGTAAAACATGGGCCCCGCTCAAGCATCCGCGGGTGAGCAGCAAGGGCGGCGACCTGCCGCTGCGAGACTTCGGAATGCTGGCGGCATCGGTGACCAGTCCCGGCTCGCCGGGAAACATCGATGAGAGCGACGAAAAATCGATCCTTTGGGGCACAAACTTCGAGCATGGCCCCATCCACCAATTCGGCGGCGTCATCACGCCGAAGGTGGCGAAGATGCTGGCGATCCCGGCAACGCGCGAGGCGCAACGAATCGGGAGCCCGCGGAACTGGCCCGATGGGCAGCTTGAATTTTCGTTCGGCAAGAAGGGCGGCGTTGCCAAAAACCTGCGCGGAGAGATTCAGTACTACTTCGCTCGCAGCGTCTCGATTCCGAAGCGGCCATTCCTTGGCGTGACTGAGGAGAAGGCCGGCGAGTACTCGGATTGGGTGGTGACACACGCAGCGGATGAAGTCGCCAAGCGAATGACCGGGGGGCAGTGATGCCGGCGACGGAGACAAGCACGGCAACGCTGCACACACGAATCAAGGCGGGCGTGGTGGCGCTTCTCAGATCGTTGACGTTTACCGACCTGCACGGCGGCGTCAACGACGAAGCGGTTCTTGAGGACACGAATTTTGAGCGGCCGTGCTGGGTGGTGTCGGTCGAAGGGGAGCAGGAAGAGATCATCGGCGGCACGACGAATTCACGGATGATCGCCTACCCGGTGCGGGTGTTCCTGTTGGCAACTGACATGGAGATGCCAACGGACGCGGCGAAGCTTCAGGAGTGGCGGGCGACGGCAATGGACGCCTTCGACCGGCGCCAGCGGACGGCAACGATCACAAGCGTTCTCGACGGATGCACCGAAGTCTACGCGACCAGGGTGATCCCTCGAGTGATTTTCGACGAGCGGCTGAAACAGTACCGCAACGTTATTTCCGGCTTCGTGGTGAAGGCGGAAGCAAGCGTGGCGCGGGCGGGATAAGGGGGAAGCGAGCATGGCGGATTATTCGATCACGGCGGCCGATGTGAAGCCAGCGACCAGCGGCTACGAGGAAGTCACCGGCGAATGGAAGTCGGATGCGTCGATCACGGCCGGCGACATTCTTTACCTCAAAACCTCGGCCACGAAGATCGTCGCCAAGGCCGATTCGAATGACACGGCATCGACCGCCGTGATTCTCGGCATGGCAATGAACTCGTGCAGCTCCGGCCAGCGCGTGACGATCGGCAAGGGCAATATCCTTGTCGGCTCGATTGGCAGCCTTGCCGATCCGATTGTGATCCTCTCGACGACGGCCGGCAAGGTGGCTCCTTACGGCGACCTGGGCACGAGCCAACGAGTCGTCATCGCCGGGTGGTTCGTCGCAGCAAACGAAGTCAAGATTTCGCCGCTCTCGATCGGCGTGACAACCCCGGCGCCATAAAAGCCAACGAACCAACGCGAGGTTTACCGCACGCAGGCACAGTGAGGATGAAGGATCATGGCTGACGAACTCCTAGGCTCATCGCCAAAAGTGTACATCAATGGCTATTTGTTCGACGTCAAGCGCGGCAACGTGAAGGAAGCTCGCTCGACTGCGCGGGGCGACACGACGTCGACGGGCTTGTATCAGGTCAACCGCCGTGACAAGCAGGTCGTGAATTTCAACTTCACCGCCATTCGCTACAGCAGCGTCAACCTGCACACGAGCGGAACGGAGATCGCGACGTCGGGCGTCACCGAAGACGACGAATATGGCGTGTTCAAGTACTTCCCGAACGGGGCCGAGATCGGCGACGATACGAAGGCGTGGCGATTTTACGGCGTCTACACCGACTACGACGAGCAGTTCGACGCCGACAGCGGCTTCCTGACCGTCACCGTCGCGGGCGTGTCCACCGAGGACTACAAGCGCCCCGGCGATGCCTGATTTTGAAACGCCGTGGCCAGCGGCGCGACCGTGAAAGCAAGCACTCCATCGCCTGTCCCTCCGTTGGCCCCGGTGGTGTCGTCATGACGCCCCGGGGTTTTTGTTTGGACGGGCCCAACGACGACAGCAATCGCTAGGAGCGGCCACCGAATCCCCGTAATTCCCTGCGGGCGCGATTGAAACCAAGGGCAAGCGCGACGGGAGCGTGAAAGCATGCAACGTGAGTGAAGCAGCGATCTTGTTTCGCAAGTTTGAGATCGAGGCCAAAGACGGCCGCAAGTGGGCGCTTCCGCGGCCAACTCTCGCCGTCGAGCGCGAATACGCAACGTACATGGAAAAGAAGGACGCCCGATCCATCGAGCGAAACCGTCTCGAGCTGGGGCCGATCGGCTACGGCGAGTCCCTGCGACAATGGCGAAGCGACTGCACTAACAGCCATTGGGGATGGCTCCGTAAAGGCTTCTGGGATTCGCTGGAATCGCCGGAAAACACGGCACACTGGGTTCTGTACTGGGTCAACCGCAACCATCCGCAAGATGCTGACCGCTTGCATATCGCCAGCGAGGGTGACGCCTACCGGCTGTACATGGACAATAAGGAGGCATGGGACAAGGCTCTGGGCGAGTCGTTCAACGACCCAAACCCTTTGCCGCCCGAGTGACGCCGGGCCCAGGAGAAGGTGAGTCGCTCGACCTCATTGAAGTTTGCGCGGAGCTCGTGCGTCACGGCAAACTGCTTCCCGAGCAGATCGAGAACCTCGATCGGTGGTGGATCGCGAACATCTACTTTCATGCTCGCGGCAAGTACGGTGAGCTGGTTGTCCGTCCCAAGCCGAAGCGAACGTCAATCAAAACATCGCGGCGGGACATGTTCGAAATTCATGCCCGAAAACACGGATGGGAAGATTGGCAGATTGCCGAGGCGTGGGAGCGGATCGAGCAGCGACGGCTCGAGCGTAAGACGAAGGCGGCCGACAACAAGCCGTCACCGATCGTCAAAAAGGGCAAGAAAGGCGGCAAAAAGTGAGCGACCGCAACGTAACAGTCCGCGTCTCGATCGAGGGCGAAAACAACGTCGGTCCAGCGGCGAAGGAAGCGGCCCAAACGGTCGAAAAGGCCCTGTCCGAAGCGACGAAGGGCGCCACGGCGGGTATACCTCGCCCGACACGGTCCGATGGCGTGGTGTCTGACGCCGGCGGCGATGACAATTCCAGCGAACTGGCCCGGGTGCGTGCCGAGCTCACCGCCAAGGCCAACGAGTTCCTTCGCAAACGTGACGAGGCTGTAGCAGCGGCACGTCTTGCCGGCGGTGGCGATACGGCATCGGCAGCCGATCCAATCCAGGAAGCCAAGGCCGAACATGAGCGATGGCGGGCATCGACTGATGCCGAGATCGCACGTATCGAGTCTTTGCAGAAGGCAAATGCAAGCAATAACGGTTTCGTGTCAGCAATGCGAAACGCCGTCACGTCTGGCATTCAGGCGGCAGGCGGATTCATGGGCGGTGGCGGCGGCCAGCCTCCGTACAACCCGGGATCGACCCAACCGCCTGGCGGGGGCAATAGCGGCTTTCTTAGTTCGGTCGTTTGGGGAGACGGCGGCAAAGGTTCGGTAAGTATCTTCCGCCAAGCCGCCGAGGGCATGAAGCAATTCCAGGTTGCAGCCCTCGCCGGAGCGGCAGCGGCATCGGCAGCGGTTGCAGCGACGGCCCCAGCAGCCTGGGCGACGTTCACCGGCTCTATCCAGCTTCTTTCCGGCGAGTTCGCGAACATGCTGATTCCTGCGTTTGTGCAGGCATCGGCGTGGATTCAGCGCGGAGCGGCGTGGGTCAAATCGTGGGATGAGCGGACGAAGGGCTTTGTCAGTACGGTTGCCGTCTGGGGCGGCGGTCTGGTGATTGCGGGCGGCGCTATTAGCAAGCTCGGCGCGGTGATCATGCCGGTCGTGCAGGGGTTTGGAATGCTGGCGGTTGCCGGGACTCGTGCAGCGGTCGCGGTTGCTGGCTTTGCTGTGGCGAATCCATGGGTGGCGGGAATTGTCGCGGCGACGGCGGCAGTTGGCTATCTCACAAACGGTTTCGGATTGCTCGGCGACTCCATTTCGCGGGCAGGGGCACGGGCGGATGAAGCACGGGAACGTATTGGCCGACTGCAGCAAGGCGGAGCAATCACGCGATCGGATTACGAGTCGCTGCCGATTAATGTGCGTATGGGACTTGAAGGGGCAAGGGGGCGCAACGGCCGAACTGATCCCGAACAACGTCATGTGACGCTGCAGAACATGATCAACGCGACGGAAGGCGACCTTGAAAGGCTGATGCAGACAAACCCTACCGTTTTGCAGACACGAATCGAAGAAATTCTCGGCAACAATCGCCGATGGAATCAAGGCGGCCAAGAAGCCCTGCAGCGGCAAAGGGCTATTCAGCAGCTTCTTGAAGGGGCCGGAGTTCCGCGGATGGAAGCGTCTCGCCGTGCAATTGAAGCAGTTGGCGCCACTCGCGAAGGCGCTCTCGGCAATGCGCCAACTGCCGAGCTAATCCAAGCAGCATCTCGCCAGGCTTCCGGGTTCTCGGATATTGCCGGCCTTCGTTCGCAGGCGGAAGTTCTGCGGCAAGTGCAGCAGAACGGCATCCCGGGCCTGTTCGAAGGGCTCGCAATGTCTCGTGGCAACTTCCAGCCTCGCACGTTCGCCTCCGGAGATCAGTTCTACGGCGACATCTTGCAGCAGGTTCTTGGACGCGGCAATCTTGAGCAGCAGATTTTGCAGCAACTCATCAACAACGACCAGCGAGCGATTGAAGTGGGCAATCAAATCGTCGGTGCAATCAACGCCGTTGGGAATCCGGCTCCGCGGTAAGGCTACCCTCGCGGCAGAACTGCATCCACGATCGATTCGACACCACGGGCGACGATATAGCCGAACATGGCGACGAAGATGGCCAAGGCGATGTCGGCGACGGCATAGCCATGGCCGATCGGAGCATTGCCGCTAATCGGTCGCAGCGAGCGATAGGCGTCATACAGTTTGATGAAGCAGTAAATCCAGGCGATCACACGAATGATGCCGCCGATGATTTGGGCTCCAGAATAATCCCCAGACCGTTGCGGCGGCTCGGTCGGCCTTGGAGGCCATGACGGTGGCTCGGGTGCCAGCGTCGCGACAACCGGAGTTTTTGGCGGTTCGTTCATCTTTTCAGCTGCCTCACATTTTCACCTCCGGAATTCTAAGCCCCTCCGACCCACGCACGCAAGCAGAATCCGGGCCTGGCTGACGAGCGACCTCACAGGAACTCTGCGAAACTCTGGCTAATCTCTGCGCGCAGAGTTTTGCAGAGTTTTCCGCGAAGCAGCGGCAACAAATTGCCCTCGACAAATTCAGCGAGCGCCGGACAAATTCAAACCGGACTTTGTCCGTGGAAAGAAAACGGAAAGAAAGGAAAAGAATCGAAAAGGTCGAAAAGAACCGAAAAAGTCGCTTGACTGTGCTCCTGTGGGGAGTGCCAGGGAAAGAATCTGGAAAGAATCGGCTCTCGTTCTTTCCGTCCCCTTTTTTGCGTGCCATGGCCGCGGTTTGCTACCGTCGTCTCGCCATGGCAATCGAGGCGTTCGAACTTCAGGAACCGGACACGACGAACACCGTCGAGTTCAAAATCATGAACATCGAGTCCCTCAACCAGCAATGGGGGCTTGACGAATCGCGCGTGACCGTCCAGTACCGGATTCCATGGGACAAAAGATTCCTCGCTCGCGACTTGCTTCTCGGCCGCACAACCGTTGAAACGATCCCACGGATTCACCTGAGCCGCATCCTGCCTCACGAATGGATCGAAGACGAGGAGGGCTCGAACATAGCCGAGCGAAAGCTATTCGCGGCCCGCATCACGAACACACGCGGCTACGGCACACGGACGGAGCCCGATTGCTATGACGAGGCGATCATCACCGTCATCTACGAGGATCTCGATTACTTCCTGGCGGAAGATTATGAGATTCTGACGACACAGGGTGAAGGAGAATCCGCCACGGAGGCCCCGGACGAGTCGCTTCTCAAGAGGTACGTCGAGCTCGCGGAGCGGTCATACGAAGGGCGAATCATTCAGGCATACGGGACGGGAGCCAGGTATGCCGAAGCAGACGGCACAATCAACAATGCGATTTCTCGCCCAGTAATGCAGGGGGCGCCATTTCCGCATTACGAAGAATCATTCACGCTGGTCTGGCATCAAGTGCCGATTGAGATCGTGCCGTGGTCTCGCATCTCGGCCATGACGAACAAGATCAATTCCGTTTCGTTTGGGGATGCCGACTTGGGCGGAATTCACGCCATCCGGACACTCATGTTTGTGGGCTGTAAGCCGGTCTTTACTCGCCTCCCGAACCAGGCCCGTGCCGTGAACCTGCATTACAAGTTCAAGAAAAATCGTCGGCGATGGGACTATCTGCCGGACCCGAGTCGGCAAAACGAATGGTTCCGCGTCGTGATGAACAGCGACAACACGAAAACCCTCTTCGAAGAGGACGATTTCGCCAAACTCTTCAAGCCCCTCTAACGGAGCGGCCAGTATGTTTCCGATGCAGCCGGAGCGGACTCCAGACGCGACCATCGAACGCGACCCGTACTATCGCCCGTTCCCCATCGACGCCCCGATCCTCATCCGCATCACCGGCGGTCAACGGATGTACGACGCCGACGAACACGGGGCCGACTGGGGCTACAAGCTCGTCACGCAGTATTCCTGGACACTGGCCTTCACGCCATCCGAGCCCCTCGAGCAACGGCCCGCGGACTTCGACGGCGTCATGCGTGGCGGGCCCAAGAATCAAGACGTTGTCGATGCGTTCACCGATCCAGAGCGACCGCCATGGCCGGCTATTGAGGTCTCGGGTAATGACGCAGTGCCGACCGATGGCACGGCAGTTGTGTTGGCGTGGCCGGCGCCGGGGCAGGATTTCCTGTGGTTCGAATACGGCCGGGAGATCCTGTTCGAAATTGGCGGCTACGTCGACGAAGACGACATCGTTAACGGCCCGGGGCTGGTGCAGTATTACACCGGCACGGAGGTTGAGCCGGCCGAGGCGGAAGCGACCGGCTACACGTTCACGGACAAGCCTGCTTTCGGGCTCAATGGCGAACGGCTGTACGAGATTAACCGCGCGCAGGGCATCGGCAATGGCACGATCGTTCGCGGGTTCCGCTACCCGGTTCGCGTCGACGGCACGGAGGACGGCGGATTCCTGCAAGATCGCCCCGAAGCGGTCATCACCGTGGACACGGAAGCGGACGAAGAAAACGAAATCAACATGAAGCAGAAGGTTGAGTGGAAGGGGAACTACGACGTCAACGGTGGCGGCTACGTTCTCCAATTCACGAACGCCGACGGGCTCACTGGCTTCACGCCGCAGAATGACCCGATCCTATTCACTGACGACGCAGCATCGATTCGGCTGCAAATTCTCGATGTCATCGTGCCGGGGACCGCGACAACGCTCTTTGACGACGTTGAGGTAACGGGAGATGGCGAGTCGTTTGTTGTCGAATTCAAGGACGACTTTCGCCCTGTGCCGATGGTGCGCGTGGCGTTGCAGCGAGCTGTCACGGGCCCGTTCCCCTACTTCTTCCATCATTCGGTTCAGAAGGTGACGCGCGACGACTCACTGGTGTCGGGCGTTGTGCTGGACAACGAAATCGCGGCCGATGCGTCCGTGCAGTCTGACGACCTGCACCTTTATCGCGACACCGGCATCACAGCAATCAATGACCCAGTCGACGACGGCGTTTCTGGCTATGCTTTGCTGCGAGCGACCGATACGCAGCAGGGCGCCGTCTCGACGGAAGCCCAGCTATTCGCCGGCGACAAAGGGTTCGTCGACTCGGTGACGATTGGCGTGGCGACGCAACTTGATCCAATCGCGCAATCGGTCGTCGTCAGTTCCGACCTCGTGGAAAGCGTTCTGCGCCCGCGAATCACGATCAACTCGACGACGGCGGCTGAAGATCCAGACCTGAAGGACATGCTGCTTGACCAATCCCAACTCCGCTTCCGGGACACGGACGGCGTCTGGTGGCGCAGCACGGGCGTCGAGACGAGCACGGAGGACGCGGCAGCACTGTTCGCTGTCTCACCGGACACGTTGAGCACCTATCGCGCGGGCTTCTGGAGCGACAGCGACATTTTTTTCCGTGTGTCCGGGTGCGAGGCTTATGCGTTCGGCTCAGATAAAGGGGTTGCGAGCAAGAATATCCCCAGCGGGCTCGAGGCGAACGCCATATCCATCCGCGGCGGCATCGTCACGGCGGTTGCTGACGACTATCACCTTGCTCCAGCACCGCCTGCTGGGGCCGACAAACAGATGCTTGTGGGATTCGGCGACGACATGGAATGGTATGACGGGCCGACGTTTGACCTGCTTGGCATGACGCCAAGCGGCTCGCAAGTGCTCCTCGAGGTTGTCAAGGGCATCGTGGTTGACGTCTCGGCCGACATCGCCGATTTCATGATGGTCCAGAAACCAACGGTTTCCGGCAAGGTCTACACGTCAACCGGGGCCGGTACTGCCGACTGGCTGGACCCCTGATTTTCCCTTTCCCCTTTTTTGCGTCGCTCTGGGACTTTCCGCTATCCTCGGCTGGCACGTTGCCGAACAGGCCAATTTGAGGGGCAGCCGAAATGGCTCGTGAGCCAGTCGCATTATTGTGGGCATCGCCGGCAGCGGAAACGGGCCTCGATCGGCAATCGTTCAAGGCTACGCGCGGCGAGGCGCTGGAGCTCACATTCTCTCGGGCGAGCGGCTCGAAAAGCATCACCGGTCACACAATCACGGTGCGGTTCGCCTACGGCAAGGACACTGCTCGCACGTCGGCCAAAATCACCGCCACAGTCTCCGGAACATCGTTCACGGCGATCCTCGATGACGACGGCGACGCATCGACGGCAGAAATGGCGGCCGGGACATGGTACTGGCAGGCATTTGACGAAACCGACAAAGAGCTGCTTTCGTTCGGCTGGATGCAGCTCGGCGAGAACTCCGACCTGTCTCCAGGAACCGCCGAGCCGCTCAACACAATCTATCAGCCGCGCGACGCCCTTCTCACGGCCATTGCCGCCCTGACCACAGTCGCCGATCGCCTCATCTACTGCACCGGGGCCGACGCCGTTGCGCTGACGGCCCTCACCGAGCTTGGCCGAACGCTCATCGCATGCAGCACGCAGGCGGCAATGAGAACGGCCATCGGCGCCGGCACCTCCTCCTTCTCCGGCGCATTCGGCGACCTCTCAGGCACCCCCACCACCCTCCTCGGCTACGGCATCACCGACGCGGCTTCCTCCTCGTCGCTCTCCACTCACATCGCGGACACAGCCAACCCGCACGCCGTCACCAAGACGCAAGTCGGCCTCGGCAACGTGGACAACACGAGCGACGCGACGAAAAACGCAGCGGCGGCGGCCCTGACCAACAAGACCTACAATGGTCTGACGATCTCGGCGACGACCGGCACGCTGACCATCGCCAACAGCAAGACGCTCACGGCGAGCAACACGCTCACTTTCTCCGGTACGGATGGCAGCTCGGTGGCTTTCGGTGCTGGTGGCACGGTTGTCTACACGACCGGCGCTGAGACGCTGACTGGTAAGCGGATCACCCCACGCATTGCGTCGCTGGCGAGCTCTGCGACGCCATCCATCGACTCGGATTCGTACGACGCCGCAGAGATCGCTGCGCTCGCGGACAACATCACAAGCATCTCCGTAACGGGTACGCCAACGCAGGGGCAGACGCTTCGCATCGCGTTAACCGGCACGGCTACCCGAACGGTTGCGTTCGGGAGTGCGTTCGAGGCCTCGACGATTGCCCTGCCGACGAGTGTCACTACGACCCGGCTCGACTGCGTCTTCGTCTACAACTCGGCGACGAGCAAATGGCGACTCATCGCGATCACCAACAACACCGCGATTGTCACTCTGACCGGAACGCAAACGCTCACAAACAAGACTCTGACAAGCCCGCAGATCAATACGCCGAACTTGAACACGCCACGATTTGTAATGGGCAATGCGACCGCGTGGAACGGCACGGGCGGAACGGCGAACACGGTTGTTTGGTTCAGCATTACGATGGACCAGGCGGACGGCAGCCAGGGAGGTGTTCGTGTTGCATGGACCCCCGACTCTGGTACGGGCGTCCAAGGTGCGGCGTTCCTGTCTGGCGATCCGGCCACGAACGCGAACCAGATCAATTTGGCAGGAGCGGACGGCACTCCCGCCATCACCCTTAAAGATGGCGACGACCCTTGGACAGGCATTAGCTTTTGCGTCGACGGCGACGGCGCTGCCTTCATGAAGCTGACATCGTCACTCGCTGACCCAACAGGTGGCACGGTCAGCGATGGGTGCGTCTACTACAACACGACAACGTACAAGTTCCGCGGGCTGGCGAACGGCTCGTGGGCCGACCTTAACTAAGGAGCATTATGCCTACCGTCACAATCCGCAGCGGCTCGATCGTCAACACCGGCGTTATCGAGTTTGCGAACCCGGTCGATTTGCAGCCGGGCGACCTTGTCGCCAAGAAAAGCCTCCGCGCCGTCACGGTCACCCAGGCGGCGGGGATCAACGGCATGCCGAAGCAACCGGCCCCTGTGCCGACGCCGCTGCCGGTGCAGTTCTCGCGTCTGGACGCGGACAGCAAGCGGTTTCGCCTGTCGCTGTTCCTGCCCGTGGACAGCGTTTTCGGGCTGTTCTATCGCGGCGAAGAGATCAAGACCTTTCACCAACTTTTCGGCGATCTCGATCGCGATGGCAGCGTGGGAGCGGCCGACGTTGACGCCTGTGTCGCATCGCTCGACAAGGCGGAAGGGGCCGAAGGCTATCAGGCGGGCATGGACCTGGACGGCAGCGGCTTTGTCGACACGCTCGACTTTTACCAGGCGGAGCGACAGCTCCGCGCTGGCACGACGTGGGCGTACTCGAGCTGATCGAACAAACATCTGGCGCCTCATTTCGGCTGCCAGTCGCGTAGGGGACACAGGGAGAAGGCGGTAGGCCATGGAAGGACTCGAAATCGCGGCACAATACGGATTGCCAACGCTGCTTCTCGCGGCGTTTGCGTGGGCTGCTTGGAAGGCAGTCGGCGCGGCTTGGCGAGACGTGGTGCTGCCTGTGCGTGACCGGGCTTTCGGGTTTCTCGACAAGGTTGAACGGAACATCGACACGTTCTCGGACAACCTCATGCAGCAGACAGACAGCCTCAAAAAGATCGAGGCAAACAGCACGGTGACCGCTCGCGGTATTTCCGATCTCAGGCGACAGTGCGAACTTCGCGGCCTTGGGGTCCCGCCGCATCAGAACGGGGAACAGGCATGATCGACCAAATTCGACGCTACACAACGATCGCGGCCATCGCCCTCGCTCTGGCCCTCGGCGGCTGGTCGACGTGGAAGACGCTGCCGGATGCTGGCCCGAAACCGGAACCGGCTCCCAAACCTCTGATCGAGCCGACGGACGACCGGCCCTTGGTGGTCGCGGAGAAGGTGACGATTCCCGATCGAGGAATGATTCGGCTCCCGTTGAAAACCATCGGCACAGTCCGCGTCGTCGAGTACCCAGGCATCTCGAAATCGCTTCAGGTCGAGCAATTCGGCAACGATGTTTTGCTGTCGCGTCGATCGCAGGTGGCGGAAGACTGCTATCTGGGCCTGCAATGCGAGCACAAGGGAGCCGTCGGGCCGGTGGCGTGGGTCATGTGCGACATGGGGCATGCGCCGCTTCCGCCGCCGACGCCGGAGCCGGATGTTGAGCCGAAGCCGAAGCCGCCGGAGCCGAAACCGGAACCTGCACCGATTCCGGGCGACGGGTTGCGGGTGCTGGTGGTGTACGAATCGGCCGACCTTTCAAAGATGCCCGCAAGCCAAGTCTCAATGCTTCAGTCGAAACAGCTCCTCGATTACCTCGACACCAACTGTCCAATCGGCGACGACGGCAAGCTTCGCGAATGGCGAATCTGGGACAAAGACGTACCGACTTCGAACGTGTCAAAGACGTGGCGTGAGGCCATGTTACGGCCGAGGACATCGCTTCCGTGGATCGTTATTTCGAACGGCAAAACAGGGTTCGAAGGCCCGTTGCCGAAGACGCTTCCCGAGACGATGGACCTTCTGAAAAAGTGGGGTGGCAAGTGAGCGAGTT